GAGAAGAGGAAAGGAAAAGAAACAGGTCTTGTTTTACTTCCTACTTATTCTTATTGCAGAATATATAAAAATGGAGATATATTAAAAAGACATAAAGACAGACAAGCGTGTTCTGTTTCAACAACTATGAATTTAGGAGGTGACCCTTGGCCAATATGTATAAACCCTAATTCAGAAGAAGGCTATGTTCAAGGTGAAAAAACAGGTGTTCATCAAGTTCAAGACTATGTACCATCAACTAGTCCTGGTGTTAAAGTAAAACTAGAACCAGGAGATATGTTAATATATTCTGGTTGTGAACTAGAACATTGGAGAGAACCTTTTGAAGGTAATAATACTGGACAAGTATTTTTACATTACAATAATAAAAGTGAACCAAATGCTAGAGCTGAAAAATTTGATAGAAGAATGCATTTAGGGTTACCTGCTTGGTTTAAAGGAAAAAGTCCTGAGGACTTTGAGTGAGTAGAGAAAGATACTACTATTGGAAATTTGAAGAACTATATTCAAAAAAAGAAGTAAGTGAAATTGATAGTCAAATAGATACCAGTATTTCTAAAGATGCAAAGGATGTGCCTGCTGACAATGTTGTTAAAATAGCACAAGTAAAAATAATTGATTCTGTTAAAATAAAATTATTAGATAGAATGTTAGATGCAATTGTTGAAAGTAATAAAATAAACTTTGGATATAATATATATTACGAAAAACATATAATGAACCACAATACATACTCTGATAAAAACAAAGGTAAATACGATTATCACATTGATGCTACATTTTTTAACCCGGCTTCTGATATTAAATTGACTGCAATACTTAATTTATCCACAGAAGAATATGAAGGTGGGGATTTTTACATGAATACGGGTGAAGAATTTATAGTTCCTGAGATAAAAAAACCAGGCAATTTAATAATATTTCCATCTTACTTATTGCATAAAGTTACACCTGTTACTAAAGGAAGTAGGAAAACATTAACTGCTTGGATTGCAGGTCCGAAGTTTCAATAATACGTTGATTTTTACAAATATTGCAGTAAAGTGTCTTTTTAAACTAGGAATAATATGCTACAAAAATTAGGTTTTGCTCCAGGATTCAACAAACAAGTTACAGAAACAGGGGCCGAAGGTCAATGGTTTGACGGTAATAATGTTCGTTTTAGATATGGTAGTCCAGAAAAAATAGGAGGTTGGGATCAGTTAGGTGAAGATAATTTAACTGGTGCTGCACGAGCTCTACATCATTGGGACAATAATGCTGGTATTAAATACGCAGCCATAGGTACAAATAGAATGCTATATGTTTACTCTGGTGGTCAATTTTATGATATTACTCCAATAAGAACAACTATTACTGGTGTTGTGTTTTCATCTGATTCTGGAACACCAACAGTTACAATTACATTCCCAAGTCCTCACGGTATGCAAGCTGACGATATTATATTGTTTACTGGAGTTACAGGAGTTTCTGGATCGAGTTCTACTTTTTCTGATGCTTCTTTTGAAGATAAAAAATTTATGGCAGCTTCTGTGCCAACGTCTACAACAATTACAGTTACAATGCCTTCTAATGAATCAGGCACTCCATTAAGTCTTACAGGAGATGCTACAGGACAACCTTTTTACGCTGTTGGTCCTGCACAACAATTAGGTGGGTTTGGTTGGGGTACAGCAAATTTTGGCGGAACCGCTTCGGGTATCGCAACGACTACTTTATCAACAACACTTCCAGACGATGCTACTACGACTGTAGTTGTAGCCAGCTCGACTGCATTTCCTGCTTCCGGAGAAATTAGAATTGGTACAGAGGATATTAGTTATACAAACAATGATACGGCAACAGGGACATTGAGTGGAGGAGCGCGAGCAGTTAACGGAACTACAAGAGCAGCCCATACTGCTGGAGTAACTGTAAGCAATATTTCTGATTATGTAGCGTGGGGTGAATCATCTACAGACGATGTAACTATTGATCCTGGTTTATGGGTCCTTGATAATTATGGTACAAAATTAATTGCACTTATTTATAATGGTGCTTGTTTTGAGTGGGATGCTCAACCGACAAATGCTACTTCACTTAGAGCTACAATTATACCGAATGCTCCTACTGCATCTAGACATGTATTAGTTTCTACACCAGATAGACACTTAGTATTTTTTGGAACAGAAACAACTGTTGGTGATTCAACAACACAAGATGATATGTTTATTAGATTCTCTTCTCAAGAAAGTATTGATCAAACAGATTCATACACAGTGACTGCAGAAAATACTGCTGGTACACAAAGGTTAGCTGCAGGATCAAAAATAATGGGAGCTATCAAAGGTAGAGATGCAATTTACGTTTGGACAGATACATCTTTATTTTTAATGCGTTTTGTTGGTGCACCTTTTACATTCTCTTTTGAACAAGCTGGAACTAACTGCGGATTGATAGGTAAGAATGCTTGTGTAGAAGTTGATGGTAGTGCTTACTGGATGTCAGAAAATGGTTTCTTTACATATGATGGTCAATTAAAATCTATGCCTTGTTTAGTAGAAGATTATGTTTACGATGATATTAATACTACCTCTAGAGATTTAATTAATTGTGGATTAAATAATTTATTTACAGAAGTTAATTGGTTCTATTGTAGTAATGGAGTAAATCAAATTGATAGTGCAGTCTCATATAATTATCTAGAATCTACAAATAAAAGGCCTGTATGGAGCGTAAGCAATATAACTACAGAAACTAATTCTTCAGGTGCTTCTGTAAAAGTAGGTCTTCCTAGAGCTTCTTGGTCAGACTCTGCTGTATTTAATAGGCCTCATGCAAATTATTATGACCCTGACAACAATAGTTCTTATGACGTGCAGGGTAATACTGATGGTAGTACAGTATACTACGAACATGAAACAGGTACCGATCAAATTAATGCTGGTGGAGTTATTACTCCTATAAAAGGAGTAATTACTTCTGGTGATTTTGATATTACTCAAAAAAGAGCAAGCACAGGACAAGCAGTAGGAATGCCAGACATAAGAGGTGATGGAGAATACATTGCAAAAATTAATCGTATTATACCAGATTTTTTAGAACAGACAGGTAATACAAGAGTTTCATTAATAATGACAGATTATCCAAACAATACTTCTGTTGTTAAAAATTTTGACATAGCTAGAACTCAAACGAAACAAGACACAAGAGTTAGAGCTAGAGCTATTGCATTAAGAATATCTAATATAGCTAGTTCACAAAATTGGAAACTAGGTACATTTAGATTAGATATACAACCAGACGGGAGAAGAGGATAATGGCAGGACCAGGTTTTTATAATGAAGCAGACCAAAAGCTATACGAAGATTTTCAATTTTTACCACAAGAACAATACAGATTAGGTTTAGGTAATACTACAACAACTAAACCAAGCGACGTTGAACAAACCGGTATTATGAGTCAAGTCCCTAGTAGTGGTACATACATACCACCTTATCAAGATGTGGGTAATGGTGGCGGTAATGGTGATGACGATGATGATTCAACTAACACAAGAACTGGTAAATTTGGTTTAGGTGACCTTGGAAATGTTTTAGGATTTATGGTTAACCCTATAGGAACGATAATTACAAAAGGTATCCAAGCTTTTAGAAATAGGGGTAGAGATAGAGATGGAGACCCTAGAGGTCCAACCGGGCTTATGGGAGAAGGGACTGGGTTAGTAGATGCTAATGCAGGTTTTGGACCTTTTTTAGATACTGGAGCAATTACTGCAGATGGAAATGCTATGGGTGGTGGAAATCCTGGAGGTCCAACTGGAGGAGCTAATGATGGGACTGCAGCTCAAGGTTATGGAAGTGCAGATGATGGATTTAAAGCTGATGGCGGTAGAGTTGGATACTTTTTTGGTGGTAAAGTAAATTATAAAAACCGAGGAATAGGAAGTATTTTATAATGGCAAAAATTGTACAATCATTAACTAGAGCAAGTGAAGAATACGAACAAAGAACTTTTCAATCTTTAGTAAGAGATCTTGACGATGTTATTACAAAATTAAATACTTCATTTCAAGATGAGGTTAAACAGGAGATAGAAGCTAAAAGTTTCTTTCTAGAATAATGGCAGTAGTAAACGAATATAAATTTGTAGGTATAGATAATAGCACAACAGGAGGAGCGTTAGTTCCTTTAGGAGCCAGCATTCCTGGAGTTAATGAAACTATAATTATTAAATCTATTTTAGTAACATCTGCCGGTACACCTGTTGTTACAATTACCAACAATAGTATTACAGCAATTAAATCTAAAGCTTTGACAGCTAATGAAACTACAGAACTTTTAACTCAACCGTTAATAGTAGAAGGTGGCACATCTTTTACAGTCCAAGCAAGCACTGCAGACTCATTTGATGTAGCCATTAGTTATCTAAACATTAAAAAGGAGAAAACAGACTAATGAAAACAACAATGATAAACGGTCAAGAAGTACCGGTATTAGAAGCTAGTGAAGTGATCACTACTTACAGACACAAAACTAATGGAGAAGTTTTTAAAGACAGAAAAGGCTGGGAAAGCAAAGGTTATAAGGAAGAAGATATGGCACAAGATGTCAAAGTCATCATGCCAGATCTTGCTTTATTAGGGAAAACAAAGTAAAACGATTAATTAAGGTAAAATTATGGCTATATCTAGAATGCAAGAACCCAGACAGTTATATGGATTAGGGAGTATCGTTAAGAAAGCGGTACGAGGCGTTAAGAAAATAGTCAAAAGTCCTATAGGTAAGATGGCTTTATTAGGTGGTGGTGCTTATCTCGCTGGTGGATTAATGGGAGGCACAGGAGGTTTAAGTAATTTTAAAGCTTTAGG